TTAGCCATGATACGAATGCAATCGCAAATAGATAATATTGTTGTGTATAGATAGCATAGACAATCGCAGGTATAGTCGCTATGTGGTTGAATGTCTGTAGTAATCTAACTTTGGTATTTAAATTCATGCACCTTCGGGCATTGCTGCCCAACCTTCTTCGTTAATAATAGCAGGTGCCCATTCGGCGAATGCACCCGGTGTTGTTTCGCAGTAAACATAGTTCTGCCAACATTTTTGTACCTGTGCGTTACAGGTTTGAATATATCCTGTACCCAATGTCCATTTACCGTTACTGGCTGTGTCCATATGATTGACCCAGGTATCCCACCAACGTTTACCGCCTCGCGGTCTGTTCTGCATGGTAATCAAATATATATCGTACTTATTCACTTTTTCCAAAGCATCAATCAAACTACAGGTAACACGGAATCCATCGGTCATATCAGTGTGTTTCATGCGAAACTCGGGAAATGTGTATAAACGATTAATTTGTTTGGCTACATTATTTGGATATCGGCCGTCATTAAATATGCCTCCCATTACCATAGGCTTGCCTGTAGACTTTTGATAGACTACACCATACCCAGTATGATCTTCGATAATCAAATTTTCTTTGACATAATTTTTACGCAGCCAATTGTCCTCTTGCAAACACAACTCTCGTACAGATTCGAACTCCGGACATGACTCGTAGTAAATTTTAATTTCGGTATTGGATAAATCGTATCTATACATTTTTTTATAGTAGCAGTTTATTTACTTAAATATAGTATGATAGAAAATATTCTAACCAAATTAAATTTTAGTGTTGACATCAAAGAATTACACGAATATTATAATACGCTGAATACCAAATTCCAACATTTAGATTGGAGCTGGGATCGGTGTGAAGATACCATTGTCAAACAGTGGCGTGATGCTGCTTATGCAGATCCTGCTAATCTTCTCACCCACGGTTGGGCTATTCAAAGTAATTTAAAAGATATAACGCTACCTTGCCCGCCTTGGAATATCAGCACATTAGAAACTACAGAATATAGAAACACAGAATTAGCATTTGGAATTATCGAAAGATTGCAGGCAGCGATTCCCTATGCTTATAGATGGGCTATGAGTGTTCAGCCCCCTGGCGGTAAGGTGAGTTTGCATTCAGATCAAGAGGATGAATGTACTGTATGGATTCCGATCTATACCGATGGTGTTGCTATTACATTTATAACTGAAGAAAAGAATACAGGGTATCGTTTAGACAGCGACGGCAGTGCTTATCTATTAGATACTACTGTTCCTCATTTTACCTATAACGATGCAGTACAAGATCGTGTTGCTATTATTTTTAGAATGAAACAAACTCATATAAATGATTTGTTAGCATTAACAGGTACAATATGAAGTACGAGTACTATTGGAATGATATACCCGGTGTAGGATTGTCTAGGAACAATCTTATCTACACTAGTCTTATCAGCGAAGATAAAAAGACATTTGTTCAATGGTATTTCAATGACATAAATTATCACAAAGATCAAAATGAAGTTGTTGACCCTGAACTGATGCAATCTAAATGGGATCGTGAAATTTTTTATCTATCTCAAATGAGTCAACACTATCCAGACCTTGTACCTAAGATAAAAAATATAGATATCTTAGAAAAGAAAATATATTTAGAAATAGACGGATTAGACTTTTGGAACCGTGCAGGATGTCTAACAGAAAACTATGATAGCGTTTTACCTGACTGGCAAGAACAGATGTTAAACATTATTCGGGCATACAAGGACTTGGGTTGGTATAAATTCAGTATGCACCCTAGCAGTTACTTTGTAGTAGATGGTAAACTTAAAAGTATCAACTACTTTTTTGTTTACAGTCAAGACGCGGGACCTATTAGTATAGCAGACCACAGCAGTCATATCCATAGCCATAGACAAGAAATTATGCGTAAGCAAGTAGAAGCCATGGGACTAGACTGGAATGCTCCACAGCCGCTAAGTAAACTACAAGAATTATGTTTTGAAAGTTTTAGAACAAACTACCCAGCCGACTTTATAGAAAAGGCCAAGGAGATTTATCGTGATTAAAGGTATCAACGGACAAACGTACATTGACATGACGCCATATATTAATATGGAAGTGTTCTATGAACTACAACCTGAGATTATCCGCGGATTCGCTGAAGCACGAGAATTTGCTAAAGAAGGCACTTGGATGGAACCCGGATTCACCTTTAAGGATATGAGTTATATCGTTAATTGGAAACCTATAAATCAAGCCATGCAGGAGTTTCTAGCACTGCCCGATACTGATCCTATAAAAATTGCTGGCATGCCTTTATACAAAGATTTTAAAAATTATCAATCACGTAACAAATTTACGCGATATTTAAAAATGGCCATGGGTGCCTATGACCCTTACATTTATTATTTCTTGTGGGAAGAAGGTTCTTGGGACGACAGAACAGCAGCACGTAAACTAACTCCAGAAGCTGAGCATTTTCCTAATGTAGTTCGCTGGGTCGAATCTATGATCACCAACGGTATCTTTGAACACATTGGCCGTGTTATATTTTTCCACTGTGAACATGACGGTATTCCTTTTGAACACAGAGATCTAGGTGGACATAACGGAGTTTTTGAAAAAGACAAGTATACTCCACATCGCAACGAGTTTATACACATAAGACCCAACACCCGCAAACCGTTCTATATATGGGACCCAGACACCAAAGATAAAACATATATTAATACTCGTGCTGCATGGTGGAACGACCAAGACTGGCACGGTGGTGATAGACTTATGGAACAGAGTTATGGCCTAAGGGTAGATGGAAAGTTTACCGAAGAGTTCCGCAAGAAACTTGGCATCGATCACATAGACAACTATTAACGATATCCTTTAAAATTAAAAAGATATTTAGGAATCATTCCGCAATTCGATCCAGCGTGCCATGCGTTAATATCATTCCATTCATAAACATTGCCCTGCGGAATATTATAAAATACTGTGTCTTCTAAAATAAAAATATGACCAGGTTTTGGCTCGCTTAGATGAAGATGAAATCTAACAATTTCCCCTTTCTTAGAATTTTCTTCTTCGAACGGATCAATATCATAATGCCACGGTGCCATCCTTCCTGGTTTAATTTCACTCACAAAAATTACAATAGGAGTTGCTTTTACATAATCAGAAAACAATTCAACAAATTTCATGTCAAAATGTTTACCTGGTTTGAAATGTCTAAATTCTACTGCACTATTGGTATGATATCCGGCATCCTCTGCGGCTTTGGCCTGCATTAAATAACTATCATATTTGATGTTATTGGGATCTAGAGGCAAATGGCCGTTATGTGTTTCTCCTTGATGGACAATACACTGTGATATGAGTTCGTTGCAATCGAACCAGTCTTTGATATTTCCAATAAATTTTGTACTCATAGTTTAATTTCAAACTTCTCTGGACACATTTCTTGTAATTCCGGAACTAAACTCTGTTCGGTAATGAAACTAACCTGATGTTCATGCACTAATTTAAAATAGTCAATAGCTCCTAATTTATTTTTACGATTTAACCAAGGACTAAAAATATCATCAAACAAATAACGAAAATCATGAGATTTTGAATCACATGAAATATTAACTTCAATGGGATTTTTTATCATTCCGTGTGTTAATAATTTCCTTACAACTAACTGTATCCTGTCTGTGTTGCTGAAATTCACGGCACTGTGTCTAAATCCAGCATCCATTAAATACCACTTTCTATCAGGAACAGTTGAAAACATGCTGCGGTCATCTAGATTAACTAAAAATGATTTTTCACCGATTAGATTCAAATGGTATCGATCGTCCATGTCAGCATGACTATAATATGCTGCACCTGGTTTCAATCTCATTAATCTAGCCTGTCCAAAGTTTGTCGGAAGGGTTGATAACAATTCTTCCCAAACGGTATTCTTAAATGTGTCGGAAATACTCCATTCATCGTAGAAAAAATCCCCAGTTGAAACTGTGAGGTCAAATCGTTGATCAAAGATTGGTAATTGAGAAATAGCTTCTTGTAGTAAATCTACAGAAACTGTATAATGAGTATTTGACAGCATGAAATATTTATGACACCGGTACCTACCAGTAAATACAATATGAAAAAGTTAACCGTTTTAGAAATTGTCGAACTAGCTGGTGGTATCTTCCGACTCTATAAAATCGGAATAAACAGCGAAAACAAATATTTCATGTATGCCATCGATACAATCACCGAACAGTTAGGGTGGGCTCATCATTTAAAGCTACATGAATCTAAAAAATTAGATGTGCTTGATATCGGCACAGGCGGGGGATTTTTTCCTTATATCTGTAATCTATATGGTCACAACGCACATTCCTGCGATGAAAGACATAATTTACCTTGGGAAGATGGATACAAACATTTGAAAATTGACCCGGTCAATTATCTAGTTAGAAAAAATATTAGTGTAGGAAAAACGTTTGATCAGAAGTTTGATCTAATAGTAAGTTTTAGAAGTTTTATCGGAACCACTAAACAATGGCAACCTCAGGGGGACATTGAAATTTGGAATGTTGACGAATGGCGGTTTTTTCTAAAAGATTGCTCAAACCACTTATTAAAAAATTTAGATAGTAGGATTTTCTTTTCGTGTAATAGAGCTGACGAATTACCGCCATACAACACGATGCCTAAAGAAGAAATTACAATATGGGGTTCAAAGGAACTAGGTGCATTTTTTAAACCTTATCAAATAGATCGAGGAACTTTTCCAGATACGTTTGGAAATATGTTTACAATTACCAAAGAACAAATTGACAATGAGCTGTGATTCAAAAACATTCTGCATGCATCCCTTTACAGGACTAGCAACTAGAGAAGACGGTGCAGTTAAAATCTGCTGCCGTAGCCAACCCATCGGGTGGATACAGGATGATAGTCTAGAACATATCTGGAATAATTATCAGATGCGCGATGTTCGTAAAAAAGTGTTATGCGGAGAACGCCCTGAAGTATGTAAGCCCTGTTTTGATCTAGAAGATCAAGGAGTTGAAAGTTTACGTCAGCGACATATTAAAGATTCAATACCAGAAAGCAGAATTAATCTATATCCCAAGGCATTAGATAGCCTACGTGACGATTACACAATGCCATTTGAATTTCCTACCATGGAAATTAAACTGAATAATTTATGTAATCTAAAATGTCGTATGTGTAATCCGTTAGATTCTACTTCTTGGAACGATTGGGACGAGGTGAAACCATTCTATAAAAAAGAAGATAATTATCTAGTTAAAACTATAGACCGATTCGTAAACAAGCCCGGAAAATACATCGGTCCGTTTGATGACACAGACAAGTGGTGGGCTAGCTTTGAAAAATTACTACCTCATTTTAGACGTGTAGAGTTTGCTGGTGGCGAACCATTAATGGATCCACAGCATTATAAAATTTTAGATATGCTTAAACCATATGCTAAAAACATTGAAATTAAATATGCCACAAACGGAACCACACTGGGCATCAAAGGAGGAAGGACTATTCATGACTATTGGCCCTATTTTAGATCAGTTGCCGTTAACGTCAGCATTGATGGCATTCACGATGTTTATAATTACATACGCAGTAACGGTGATTTTAATCAAGTTGAAGAAAACATTAAAGAAATAAAAAAGATACCAAACGTCAGCAGAGTAGTAGGAGCATTTACTGCACAGGCTGGTAATATTTTACAGGCTGCAGAATGTATAGATTATTTTATTAACAAGATGGATATAGTATTTTATAGTCATCGTGTAAGTTATCCTAATTGTTTATCAGCACAGGTGTTACCTCAACCTTTGAAAGAACTAGCGATATCGAGATTGGAAGCAGTAAGTCTAAGAGTTAAAGATTTTGAAAATGTTAAAAAATATCCAATTCTTGAAGAAATCACACAACAGCAAATTAAAGACAATATCAATTATCTTCGAGCCAAAGATCAAAGTCACCTGTGGCCAGATTTCGTAGAATTTAATCATAAATTAGATCACAGCAGAGACACTAGAAGTATCGGTGGTCTCTTTCCAGAGTTCGGAGATTATGTTTAAAATAACCAGTAGCTGGCCTCACCAAGATCAACTCAAGGTCGAATGGAATCTTGGTAAACGCTGTAACTATGACTGTAGTTATTGCCCTAGTAGCATACATGACAGTTATAGTCCACATACCCCTATTGATGTTTTAGAACGTACTGTAGACCGTTTGTGTGCGTTAGGGAAGCCTTTACGTATTAGTTTAACTGGTGGCGAACCTGCTGTACATCCTGACATAGAAGATCTGTTTGATTATCTTAAACGTAAAGATGTTTATTGGGTTAATTTAACTACCAACGGAACTAGATCTGCACAATGGTATTTGCATAACGAAATGTTTTTTAATCATATAGTTTTTAGTCTGCATTTTGAACATGATTGGAAACGAGTATTACATACAATTAATCAGTTCTACGACAGCACTGAACGAGATTTCTTTGTTAACGTTATGGCACATCACGAGCACATGGACGATGTTCGCACAGTAGTAGCTCAATTTATACAGAAAGGTATTAAATTTGCTGTGCGAAGAATACGATGGACTGAAGGGGATCACAACATATTTGATGATCTTAAATACGATGGAAAAGATTTACAATGGCTATTAGATATGGATGCCACCGCTAAACCAAATTGTCGGGTAGACGATCAACATATATTGCATGCCAATGATATTATTAAGAAACATGAAAATCAATTTAAGGGGTGGCAATGTAATGCCGGCTTAGAGAGTCTTATGATTAATTGGGACGGCGACGTACATCGTGCTACCTGTCGAGTAGGAGGCAGTTTGGGGAATATCTATACCGATACGTTTGTTGTCCCTACCGAACCTATTACATGCACCAGAGACTGGTGTACCTGTGCTGCAGATATTCCGCTAACTAAGGTTAAAGTATGATTAAGACCACAGCTATCAAATTAGTAAAATCAGAACCAATGATGGTCACCTGGGATCTTGGACGAAGATGCAATTATGATTGTACCTACTGTGAATCCACTAGGCATAATAACCATAGTAAACACAGAACATTTGACGAACTTAAAGGTACCCTTGATTTTATTAAAAAATATTCTGCACTATACGGACATGATAAAGTTAATGTCAACTTTACAGGCGGAGAGCCCACTGTGAATCCCGATTTTTGGAAATTGACAGAACATATCAACAAGCATAACAATTTTAATTTAAGTCTTACAACCAATGGAGCGTGGGCTGTAAAACGTACTAACGCCATCGTTCGAGATTTCAAAGGAATTACAGTAAGTTATCATGCCGAAGCCGATCCGTTATTACGAGATCGGGTAATAGAAAATATATTAGCATTACATGATAGTCGCATATGGTTACAGGTTAATGTAATGTTGCATACAGATCACTGGGACCATTGTGTAGCCATCTACGAAAAACTTAAATCATATGGAATAAAAACAAATGCACGTCCTATAGGTGACGGTATAGTTGAAAGAGCTGCATGGTTTGTGGACTCGGATGGCAGTATGCGTAGAACATCCCATTCCTATTCTCTAGAACAACAACAATGGTTTTTTGACCAAATGAAATCCAAAGGTGATCCCCAACAAATTCGTGAATCTCTGGCAACCTGTTAATCTCATAGATACTAATTTTAAGGACTGGTACTGTAGTGTAAACAAATACTTTTTACACATCGATAATGAAACCGAATTAGTGTACCATCATCAGACCTGTCAAGCAAAATTTGAAAAAGGTCGAGGATCTATAGGTTCATTAACAGATACAGAATCTATATATAGCTACGTTGAACAAAATAAGAATAATACAATAATATGTCCTAATTTGCGATGCGGATGCGGAATGTGTGTTCCCAAGGCTGAGAATAAAAACGAATACGATTCTTTAATGAAATCTATATCTTAATTTTTTTCTTATTAAGGACTATTTCTCCGCTGCAACAACAGCTGAACTTTTCGCAGATGACCGGAGCAAGATTTGGTTTGAATTTGTTTTTAAATTCTAAATCATATAAATTATAAAAGTAATCAACACCGTAAATTTTTTGCATACAATTTCCAGTAATTTCTCCGGTAGGATGTATCTTAATATATTCAACTCCTAAATTACATTGCCACCCTTCAAAATAATTTAATTGATTTAATGCAAACCAACTGTCATTAGAGACTTTTTGTTTTTTATTGTTGTCAGTTATTACCCAAACTTTTTTTCTATTTCCTATTTTTTTTATCATTTTAAGATATCGAATCAAACTAGGATATCTTTTTATTCTATGATCAAAATATTTTGTTTGTTGTGCGTCATAAACAGTTCGACCATTATAATGAACAGATTTTGCAATAATCGGCCAACTATGTTTACTTTTTTTTAAATCTTCAACGAGTGTTTTACATTTTTCAAATTCATTGGGATCTATCAAAACATTAGCAACTACATTAACATTCTGTTCGTAGATAGTATCTGCTACAGATATTATATGATCGATTTCTGCCGCTTCATGATGAACTGAAATATCTATGCTATCGTAAAATCTAGCATTTTTCATCCACCATTTAGCAGAACAACTACCGTTGGTTGAAATATGGATTGATATATTATATTTTAATTTTAAGAAATCTGTAAATGCTGGAAGGTCTTTCCACATCGTTGGTTCCCCTCCAACTAAAAACAATTCGAAAATATTTTTACCTTGAGTTATATAATGATCTAACAAGTGAGAAAAATGTTTTTTAGTTATCTCTAGATTGGGCCAAGGTTTATCACCTTCATTGCTTCCAGGAAAACAATAATTGCATTTATAGTTACAGACATTTCCTAGCATATATTCTATTCTAAGAAAATTATTCTTGTAGTTATTAATAACTTCTTTGATCATAATAGGTGTGCTAGTTCTGGAAATATTTTTGCAAAATCTGTTTTACGCAAATCATCTAATCTTTCGACATATTCTCTAAAGGCAGGCAATTGATCGGTGTGATCTTCGCTGTCCATAAACTCTAAAACAGCTTGCCAACGTTTCCATCCATAAGGATTATTCTTCCAGTAATCTTCATCTTGACGATAATTTTCATATAGCCATGTGGCAAATTCTGCAAATAGTTTTCTAACTTCTTCTTTATCCTCGGCTGGTAATACTCGAATGCTTAACCATGTTGGAATATACAATAGGTGCATGTTAATGATTCCGCCACCAGCTTCCATACCTTCCATAACATTTTGTAAATTAATCTTTTTAAATTTCTGTTGTATTTTCCATTTAGCGAACTCTGGAAGATGTTTTATGTTTAATATCTGTATAGCAGTAGCAATACTAACCTGTATGTTATCCGGAGTGTTATCAAGCCTGTGTAAATTTTTAACTATAGTATCCCATTCGCTAGGGAACCGAATATAATAATTTCTTTGATCGACAGCATCGATACTGAAACCTACTTTCACTAATTTGAACTGTTTCCAAATTTCTATAATTTCTTCGTCTATTAATAACCCGTTGGTGTTGTATCTTATAAGAATTTTATCTGCATATCCTTGACGGATAATTTCTTCAAGAAACCATTTGTGTTCACGGATCATTAAAGGTTCGCCGCCAGCAAAATACACTTGTTTTAGATTGGGGATTTGAGCGTACATTTCTTTCCAGAAGTCTGGATTTTCGTGCCATTTATTATTAAACTCTTTCCGATCCCACGACATTTGATCTTTAAGTTCCTTGGCTTGAAATATCGGATATAACTTTTTATGATCACCGACCCACTGACTGCTATCATGCGGACTGCACATCACACATTTTAAATTACAGGTATGTCCTAACCGCAGATCTAGATAAACTAACTTATCAGGCACAGTGCCATCTTCTTCAGTTTGTTTAATTAATTCCGGAACATCGATACCATCTTCTATCCAAGTTCCAGTTTCCCACATGCGTTTACTAGCCACTCCTTTGCTTTCTTCTTCATAACATTTAGTACAGCTTTTAGGAATATTACCTTCCAGCATTGTAGTGCGCACAGATTTCATGTAATCATTGTTCCATGCTTCTAAAGGTTTACTATTACCAAAATTGGCTGGTTGCCCTTTTTCATTCTTAACTAATCCAACTGTATGATCGTTACCTGCACCGCTCGCATTAGCTGAACAACACAATCGCATATCGCCGTTGGGTCGTGTGGCAAAATGTATCCATGGCAATACGCAGAACGTGTTGCTACCCGATTGCTCAGTTACTTTACGCTGCCATCTCCCTAACATCGTATCTTCAGGTTGGATCCAAAATACGTTATCCATTAAGTGATTCTCTTTCTATAAATTGATCTACGGGTTTTGATAATTCGTTTTTTCCACAGGTTCTTGCACAGGTTATTAATTTTTTAGTTGTCCAATACTCTGCCCATACTGTCTGATATTCGTAAGAATTTATAATATCTTTAACAGATTTTTCTAAGGCATTAATTGTTCCTAGATCACTGAGTAATTCATTGTATTGCTGTAATGCGTGTTGTCTTACATTATGGACTACACTATCTACTGTAGAATAGTTGTAAGGGGTAGATGCCAAAAAACAACAAGGCATTAAATTTCTAAATGCATCGATATAAACTTCTTTGGTTTTTAATACATAACAATCTATTTCTGTATTTTTAACAATTTCTTCGTAATTTTCAATAATCTTTTTATCTAGAAATTTTATTACAGTATTTGTAGGGGGTCTCAGAATATCAACAGTATTCCCTACTTTATCGTAGACTTCAAAATTAGTGTCTCCTACGAATCTACTGCTATTCTTTGTGGTAAATCTTTCAAATCCAATATCTGCGGCAATGTTTTTTGCTTCGTTAATCTGATGCTGATTATGCTCAAATACAATATAGGCCCATTCGGCTCGACCCCCTGCCGAAATAAATGCCTGTGCATTTTTTATTATCTTGTCATATTGTGTTCCGATACGATATCGACTGTGTGTATCACTTAACCCGTCGATACCAAATATAACCAAATGGTTATCTGGTAGTGATGTAGCTAATTTTTGCCACCAATCAATTCCCCGTAGGCTTCCGTTGGTGTGAATTCTTATAGAAACATTGCTGTTATCAGTTATATATTGACACATATCTAGAAGATTATCGTTGAGCAACGGATCGCCAAAATTACCGCAGAAGTAAATATGCTCAACTTGATTCAACACTTCTTGATTGATAATGTGTTTGAAATCCGGTAGAGTCCATTCTTGTATTTTAATCAAAGAGTTCTCTACACCGCCGTGATGATTTCTACTGCACATCGGACAACTTGCTTGACAGTTATTGGTGATTTCTAGGTGTATCTGTTTTAGATCTGTAAAAGGAAACATTGCAGAATATTTAGTAAGCATTGAAGTATGCCATAAATATCTTTATGAAATATCTAGGCAACTATAAAAATTGGATAAAAGATGAATGGATAGATGCGTTATTATCTAATCAAGGAACTGCTAGACCCTGTGACGGTAAGCGTCCCGACAGTCCAGAAGAGCAAAGAGAATATGCTAATGCTCGAGCAGCTGGTTATAAGGATTCGGATACCTACTTCTGGATGTTTGATAAAAACAATCTGCCTTTTGATTTACCGACTCCCCCATTCATTACTGGCAAATATCACTGGTGGATCACTAAGATGTTACCTGGAAACTTCATGCCAATGCATGTGGATCCTCATACCCAGTATGAAAACAACAGTAACAGATATTGGATGCCGTTACAGGATTGGCAGCCCGGACATATTTTCATGTACGAAAATCAAGTGATCACTGACTACCTCGCGGGAGATGTATTTGTTTATAACGATCCCACAGCACTTCACGGTGCCGCCAATATCGGTCATGTCCCCCGATTAATATTACAAGTAAGCACATATGATCAGTAACATAGCAATTACCGGTATCAATCAATTCAAACAATCTGCGGTTGATGCTCTACATCAAGCTATTGTAGATGTTGATGGAATTGAATTACTACCAACTGTGAGTTTATGCCATCATTGTCACAGTCATGTTCCAGCTTGGCGTTATCATCGAGATAACAAAGTTTATATTGTCAAACACTGTGCTACTCACGGTATCAGTCATCACATGATCGAAAGTGACTACGAATTTTATAGTGGTATCTATTATACTCAGGACAATCCTAGATATAATTTCAATGGTGGAGTATTGATCGAAGCCAGCGATCGGTGCAATTTAGAATGTCCACATTGTTATCATTTACCAGATAATAAAATCGTAGATCAATCAATTGAAACTCTCCTAGACCAAATACGTAAATTACCACTGGGTGTTGATCAGGTAAATCGCATTATATTATCTGGGGCAGAGGCCACACTGCGTCCAGACTTCGCAGAATTGGTCACTTCTATAAAATCTCTGCATCCTGCTATATCGGTGACTGTTATGACCAATGGCATACAGTTCGGTAATCATGATTTTGTAAAACAAGTCAAGACCTCAGGACTAGATGGTGTTAACATCGGGTTAAATCATCCCGAATATATCGATCATCATGTGGTTAGACGCAAACAGATTGCTGCCATAGAAAACATGCATATAGAGAATATACCAATAAGTTATATTTCATATACCATGATCAGTCTAGATGAAGTGCATGACATCATGACTGAGATCTGTAGCAATTATTGGCAGGCCAAAAACTTTAGAATACGCTATGGCAGTGATATTGGCCGCAATCCTGGTCAAGAGCGTATCTTTGTCAGCGATGTTTATAAAGCCATTGAGACTTGGTGTAGGAACAACGATAAATCTTTTGATAGAATCATAGAAGCAGACAATAACATCTATCATATCATGGCTCGGATTGAAAATAAAGATATTAGAATCATACAATGGTGTGATGAAACTGACATTGACATGGAAGAATTGCGTTCAGGGCCGTGGTGCGATTTCGTTCCTGACGGTGTTACTAACTTCTTACATCAGATTATTCGTAGAGATGTTTGGAAAAACCAAGGATTAATATTGCCCGATACTCCGCCCGACAGATATAAATTTAATAATAATCCACACAATACTCCGCTGGATCTATTAAATCTATCCTGGAGTTCCAATAATCATGAACCTCTTGTATAGAGGCAATTCTAATTCGCCTGCCCATATCACATTAATGTGACACTGTTGTTTGAATTCTTCTAGACTCTTTGCTGTTCTAACGTGTTCTGGAATATCATAATTATTACTCTGCAATACCAATAGGCTGTTGTGTGGCATTCCACTTATCCATAGGTCATATTGATCCTGTGTAATATGTTCGCAACTGGTATTGATGACAACATCTGCGTCACTGCGAATAGCACACATGTCTGCGGTAACTGCTCTGAATCTACCAGCCATATGCTCTATTTTGTTTATTGTGTTTGCAATTTCCTCACAGGCCGGGTCAATATCAACACTTCGAATATGAGTGGCTATTATATTTGATTGAAATATCAAACTAGCCAATACTCCGTTCCACCCCCCATGAATATCTATAGATACTACCTTATTAATTTGTTTTCTTAGATTTTGAATCAACCAGATTTTACTATTGATCTGCCCTTTCCAGAAACTTTCTAAAGTTCTGTGTGGATCTGGACTATTCCTAATAGCATCCATCCAAAATAAAATATGGTCAGAATCTAGATTCATAATTTTAATTTATCTGCAATAATTTCAGCAGTGATTTCAGCACTGCGATGACCGGGGTGTGCAACATCTCTACCTTGATCTACATGGCTTAACATGTCGCACTCCAGAGCTTCGGCTGTGGCTCCAAATGAGCTGGCTTCATAGTATTTGGTTTTATCTTTCCATAATTGTTTGCTGATCAGTTGACACATCAATGCATTAGTTACAGCGTGTGACGCATTCTGCGTCCATGCCCGATTATAAGGATCCTCAATATTCCATGATCCGTAATTTATAATATCACCATCTGCAAAATATGTGCATCGATCTAATCCTGTCCAGAATTGTACCACTGCTTTGGGTGTGGGATAATTTTTATGAAGAATCGCTGAATTGTACAATGAAAACATCATAGACGTTCCGGGAGACCCCATATTAACTGCAGGTATACCTGTTTGCCTATAAAATGCTGCATCGATAGTTTCACTGTCATCAAGACCAATTCCAAATACCATTGAGCAACCAAATATTACCACGCTTTCACTCCAATTGATTTCTTCAAAAGGTTTGGTTCTATAATATTGAGAATTTAATGTATAGTTAACCGGACGAGTTCGATATCTCCAATCGGGGGGCTGTATCTTTAAATTTTTTCTAAGAGCAACAAGATCATCAGTTCCCATATATTGACGAGTCAATCCGAGGCTATTAGGCCCTTGAGCTTTAACCAAAAATTTATTTTCTTTAATAGATGATACAGTATCGATCATTTATTTTTTGGTATCTTAGAATCGGCTGAACTTACACAGCTAGGTGTCACACATATTTTTGGTTCTGTAAACAAATTAAATCCTTTGTTGAGGGTACCTAGCGGCACATCATGACAACTGTATGATCTCTTAACCTCATTACCTCTTATTATAACACTTTGATATCCACTATTGCAACTCCAATGTTGAAATTTATTAAATCCAAAAGCATTAAATCGTTCTGCTTGATCAAATAGATATTCTGTATTGTCTGCATCATATAATGCAATTTGATAAACATCATCGCCGTTGGCACGTTGTGGAAACCCAGTTTGCATTAAATCGATCATTTCCTCAGTGTAGCCATCTACAATGTTACTGGCTGTGGGATCACTCTGCGGCTTAAGAGTCACGTTAATTCCACGTTCGTGAAATCTCACACAGCGAGCATACAGTTCGTCAAACTTCTCTGGCACCATAACTTGATTGATAGTAACATGTACTAGTTCGTACTGCAACTGTAAACACTTGTCGCCAAATTCTTGTTCCTTGGCAAACTCATCATGAAAGCTGGCTGTGATACTACGGCGTTGTAACATCTCAGTGTTCTTACACCATGTGTTCCACCATTTGCTACCGGGCGACAAATTAGTAGTCATATGAATACTTTGATATGTACTTTCAGTTTCATCTAGGTGCTTGACTAGCTCTAGAAGTTGTCGAAAGGCAGTAGGCTCGCCGCCTGAGAAACTCCAATGGAATTCTGTGAATCCATTTTCACGAGCCTGTCGCTTGATTTCATCTACTGTATTTTTATAAACATCCAAACTTTGGTAATCCTGTTTGTCACTGCGAGCATACGGCCAACAATAGGAACAGTTATAGTTACAGAAGCGGCCCAAAATCCAACTGGTGGAGAATAGTGGACGGCTCAACATTGTGCGTTGTCCAAAGCGTACGATATCTTGGAATGGAATTTTTTGAAAATTGATTGTCATAAACTAGTCATATTTAACCGCAAATAAGGTTGCGTCTGTAGAAACGAGAGTATATAATATACATGTGGTCGTGAGTGGAATGGCATACCTCCAGTCCGTTGTGAAACGCACCAGGGAACGGGGCAACGTCTTAGACACAGCCTTTGTAGGTTCGAATCCTACCGACCACACCAATTACTATTATAAGTAGTAGAACATAACTTAAGGAAAACATTATGTCAAACACAGTAGAACAATTAAAATCAGCATTTGAAAACTTTCTAGCGGAAGATGCAAAATTTGCCGCTGGTAACAACGCAGCAGGAACTCGTGCTCGCAAAGCACTTCAAGAAGTTGGAAAAGCAGTTAAAGCTCGTCGTAACGAAATCACAGTAGAAAAGAACGCTCGTAAAGAAGCCAAGGCAGCTTAAATGACTGACAGTATCGATTTATCCGACATCGATATAAACATCGGTGGGAGTGGTGGTACCGATACCATCACTCTCGATGCTGCAGGTTATCCAAATTATTATACCTCCAGTAACAGCAGTGGACTAACTGTAGGGGGTATTCAATC